GAGCGCAGAACCGCAAATAATCACTACTCGTGAAAAAATATCGGGGTGGAAAAATGGAAGCCATGAAAATTAAAGCAAAAAATAATCAGCCAAACAGGACCAGCGTTTTCGTCCCCGGCGATGTGGCCCAGGATTTTCAGGCTGATTTTTTGGATGAAGCGGCCTGCCGTAGCTGGATATTGACGAGGATCCATGGGGATGGAGAGCATCGTTGCCCCGGATGCCATGTCGTCCTGGACGAAAAATCTTTGCCGAGATTCTGGGAAGGCAAGCGAATCCGTTGCCGCGCTTGCGGGAAGTTTTTCACAGCCCTGACGGGGACCTTTCTTGCCGGCTGCCACATGACGTTTCGAGGGGTTATTCTGTTTGCCATCTTTTTGCATTTCAAAATCTCCACAAGAGAGATTGCCCGTATTTTGCGCATCAGCCCGGAGACCGTCCGTCTCTGGGAAATCAAGTTTCAGGCTCTTGGCCGGATAAAGGGAATGGAGGGAATATGAGAAACTGGGAATGTCAATGCGGAGTGTTGCAAGCGTTTGGTTCAGACTCTCCGGCTGAGTGTCTATTTTGTAGCAGATGTAAAACCAACGCATTCAAGCAAGAACCAAAGCCGCACGATTTTAGAATTATGTATAGCGAGAATACGGGTAAACCGAAATACTCAATGTGTATCAACTGTCATGAAAGAAGACCCGTGCCCGTAGTGAAACCATTAGAGGAATCTCCTCTATTAAAAGCAGTGAAAGCTGCTTATCGTAAACACCACCTGGGCGATGACTCTATCGGATGGGACGAGCTTTCAGAAATCATGCTCAATGCCCTCTGTAATGCTATGGGAGACGAAGAATTTAATCGTTGGATTAAGGAGGGGTGAATGATTGATATATCAAAAGGACGCTATTGGGATCTTCCGTGGTCGCTGGTAGACGGATGCACGCCATGCTCACCGAGCTGCAATCATTGCTGGTCGGCAAATACGGCGCATCGTTTTCAACGGGAAAGATTGGGCATGGTTGGATCGGTCCCAGGATATCCTGTCTATACTGACATTTTCGACGGACGATTTAACGGGAAAATAGATACCCATCCCGACCGCCTATCAATCCCCCAAAAGCGCAGGAAGCCGACCGTGTTTGCGATCTGGAATGACTGGTGTCATGAAAGAGTGAACCACGTTTTTAGACATAAAATGGTTATAAGCGCTGAATTTTCGGAGCAGCACACCGTTCTTGCCCTGACGAAGCGACCACATGTTATGTTGGATTTTTGGAAATCTGGTATCCAGCACGTTCCGGCGAATTGGTGGAACGGACTCACCGTCTGCAACCAGGCCGAAGCCGACTCAAAGATTCCTGAATTCTTGAAAGTGCCGGGAAAGAAGTTTTTGAGCATCGAGCCACAGTTGGGGCCGGTGGATCTAATCAAAAAACCTGCGGCCTATACATGGGAATACGCGATCAAAACAGGGTACTATTGGGGGTTAGACCAGCGGTCTGGAGGAAGTTTATCGTTGGACGCCGTCATCCTAGGCGGCGAGACCGGCCCCGGAGCAAGGCCCATGCATCCCGATTGGGTGAGGTCCGTCCGCGATCAATGCGCGGCGGCCGGGGTGCAGTTCTTTTTTAAAGGCTGGGGTAAATATATTCCAACATATTTATTATCCGACGGATTGAAATTGCCTGCCAAACGATATTGTTGGGTCGCTGTGAATGACGGTTCAGTCGATTATGGCATAGCAACACCATTCACTAATCACTTCCATCATGCTTTGATGGCCAGCGTTGGGTACCTTGTTTCTGATAGCCGCCTCCTCGACGGCCGAACGCATGACGATTTGCCGTGGGTGACTGTATGAAACAAATATATTTAGCGGCCAGATATAGTAGACGCGAGGAACTGTGCGAATATCGAAAAGAATTGCAGTCTCTTGGCTATTTCGTTCAGTCCAGATGGCTAGACGGTCAGCATCAAATCTCGGACACTGGAGCGCCGATAGGAGATCACGGGGAGGCTCTTGTTGAAAGCAACCATCCCGACGCTGATACATTGCGCACCAAATTTGCCCTGGATGATTGGGAAGATGTCACAAGCGCAGACATAGTTATCAGCTTTACGGAACCTCCACGATCATCCGCGAATAGGGGAGGGAGGCATGTCGAGTATGGTATTGCTCTTGCCAATGGCTCCAGGCTGATCATTGTAGGATACAAAGAAAATATTTTTCACTGGCTGCCAAGTGTTGAATTTTACCACACATGGGAAGATGCGCGGAAAGGGATAACCGCATGAAGAACATCCAGGCAGCGGACCTGTTTTGCGGAGCCGGAGGAACGTCCTCCGGACTTTACCATGCCTGTGATCATGTCGGTGCTCGTCTTGATCTCGTGGCGGTCAACCACTGGAAGATCGCGGTTGAAACCCATACCTTCAACCATCCCGATGCCCGGCATATATGCGCACCCCTCGAAGGCCTAGACCCGCGCAAGGCGGTGCCGTCCGGCCGCCTAGATATCCTGGTTGCGTCTCCCGAATGCACACATCATTCAATAGCCAGAGGAGGAAAGCCGGTTTCCGATCAGCTCCGCGCGTCGGCCTGGCATATCCTCCGATGGGCCGAACTGCTGCAGATCGATAACATCCTGATTGAAAACGTCCGTGAGTTCCAGGATTGGGGACCGACTGACGCTGCCGGTAAGCCGATTAAATCACGCAAAGGAGAGACCTTCAAGGCATTCTGCGCGGCTCTCCGGTCGCTGAATTACACCGTCGAACACCGGATCCTGAACGCTGCGGACTATGGAGATCCGACATCCAGACATCGTCTTTTCATCATGGCCCGGCGAGGAGGCATTCCCATCATCTGGCCTGAGACTTCCCACGGAGGAGCGAAATCACCGTACCACACCGCACGGGAAATCATCGATTGGGATCTCCCAGGGGAATCGATTTTCCGGCGTAAAAAGGCACTGGCCCCCAAGACCCTCGCGCGGATAGCGGCAGGAATCCGGAAATATGGAGGAGAAAACGCCGAGCCGTTCCTGACGATGCTCTATGGGAGTAATGATGTCCGGTCGGTCGATAGGCCATGCCCGACGATCACGGCCAGCGGTAACCATATCGGATTGGTGCAGCCGTTTCTGGTTAAGTTCCACGGTGACCATGATGGAAAAAAAGATGGAGAGCGCCGCACCCACTCTCTCGACCTTCCCATTCCAACGTTGGACACGTCGAACCGCTTTGGTTTGGTGGAGCCCTTTATCATCCACACGAACCACGATGGTGGCGATCGCTCTCACGATGTAAACGATCCACTACCGACAATCACCTGTGGCCACCGCGGAGAAATGGCACTCATTGAGCCATTTGTCATCGGGCAGCAGTCTTGTTCCGCTCCTCGAACGGTTGACGAGCCGCTGCCGACCATTGCTACCGCCGGCGCGATCGCCCTGGTGGAACCTTTCATAACCATCATGAAGGGTCAGAGCAAAACCCGCAGCATCGATGAACCTATTCCGGCACTCACGACGAACGCACACCTTTATCTATGTGAACCGTTTATCACGCAATACAACGGTAAATCAGAGAATCAAGGCGTTGAAGAACCCCTAAACACCATCACCACAAGGGATCGTTTCGGCCTGGTCGAACCGACTGCCGACGAACGCGGCGTTCTGGATATCCGCTTCCGAATGCTTCAGCCTCACGAGCTGGCGGCTGCGATGTCATTCGACAAGGGATACACCTTTGAGGGCAACAAGACAGAAGTCGTCAAACAGATTGGGAACGCCGTCCCGGTTCGCCTCGCCGCCGCGCTGTGTGGGGCCTTGATCAATAATTGAAGAGAGGGGAGAGCCATGAAAAAACAAGAAACATTCCCATTCGCGGAATCGATCGACGAGAGCAAGAAAAACGCGATCGTGATTTCACGGGATGAAGGATCGCCGGAAGACTTCGATACGCTTCTCTGGGTGCTCCGAGCCAGACTAAAGGACGAGAAGAAGCAAAACCTCTGCGGCCTCTTCTCCGACGGCCAGGGTAAATTTACTGCCACTGATGGGCACCGCCTCCATGTCGCGGAGATACCGTCTCTCATGGAAAAAATACCCGCCGGAATATGGCTCTATGTCCATTCTGACAAAAAGAAAATCTCAATCCGGGAAGCGCCGGAAGGCATAGATCCCTATCCTGAATACGAAAATTTACTCATCTTGACCGACGGGCACGTAAAGAGGGGATGGATTCACCATGTCGAAGGCGATGATTCCAATACTGTTTGGAGATATTGGGACCTTGTCGGGATTCATTGCAACATCGAATATCTCCTGGACATCTGCAAGGGAGCCGGTCAGCTTGATATTCTGTCCTGCGATGCAAAAAATGGGAAGGTGAGCGGAGCCGAAAGCCTCCCCATTTTCTTCCATTCGGAAGACGACGACGGTAAGACGAAAAAAGCGATCCTGATGCCGTTTAAATAAGGAGTCTCTATGCAGTTCCGCACCATGTTGATAGCATCTTTAATTCCGGCCGATTACAATCCGCGCAAGGCATTGAAGCCCGGAGATAAAGAATATGAGAAGCTCCGCCGCTCCCTCGAGGAGTTCGGGTGCGTCGATCCCCTGATCTGGAATGAACGGACCGGCCATCTTGTCGGCGGTCACCAGCGCCTCTCTGTCCTCAAGGATCTCGGCTGGACGGAAACGCAGGTCTCGATCGTTGACCTGCCGGAGGAAAAGGAAAAAGCCCTCAATATCGCCCTGAACAAGATCAGTGGCGATTGGGACATGGACCGCCTTCGCGATCTCCTGATCGAACTCGAATCCGCCGATATTGATGTCACATTGACGGGCTTCGACACGGAGGAGATCTCGGACATCCTGCCGAAGGATCAGGACCGCGACCCGGAAGAAGATGGCTTCGACGCCGCGGCGGAGGCCGCGAAGATCGTCAATCCCGTCACACGCCCGGGCGATCTTTATATCCTGGGCAGTCATCGCCTCCTCTGCGGTGAGAGTGAAGACGCTACCGCGATGGACCGCCTCATGAACGGCCGCCTGGCGGATCTGGTATGGACGGACCCGCCCTACAACGTCGACTACCATAACGATCGCGGAGAGGGACTGGAGAATGACAACCTCCCTCCGGCGCTCTTTGAGGCCATGATCATATCCGCCTTCCAGAACATCTGCGGACACACCCGGGAAGGGGGATGCATCTATGTATCGCATTCCGATATCGGTGGAATCACCTTTAGGACAGCCCTGATCGCCGCCGGATTCCTGCTTAAGCAGTGCCTGATCTGGGTCAAGAGCGGCGCCGTCCTGGGACGCCAGGACTACAACTGGAAGCACGAGCCCATCCTCTACGGATGGAAGCCCGGCCGGGCGCATTTCTTCTGCATGGACTACACCCTGACAACCGTGATCGATGAGGATGTGGATATATCGAAGATGAAACGGGAGGATCTGGTCGCTCTGGTCAAGGAACTGCGGAAATGCCAGGCGACAACGGTCCTGCGGGAGGATCGGCCATCGCGCAACGCCTTGCACCCGACACAGAAACCCGTTCCACTGGTCGGCAGGATGATCCGCAACAGCACGCCGAATCGCACGGGCGTTCTGGTCCTGGATGGTTTCGGAGGGTCAGGAACGACGCTGATAACCTGCGAACAGATGGGACGCGATTGCTACACGATGGAGAAAGATCCGGTCTACTGCGATGTGATCGTTAAGCGGTGGGAGCAATTCACCGGGAGGCAAGCAGAGCTGATTATTTGATCGTTTTCCACAATATCATCCATTTTTTAATGCCGTGGAAAACGACGTAGAGAAAATTGGATGCGGATAGCATTCCAGGGGAGCTGGCACTCCCGAAGAACCTATGCGGTGGCACAGGGCGCCGAAGCGCTACCATCCGCATGAGCGCCGATACCACGAAAGGGGCCTCATGTAAATGGGCAAGAATCAGACGTACAATATTACGGCCGACGACTGGGATCAGGCGAGCAACGCTCAACGTGCCTGGATGATCTGCCGCGTGGTCTCGGATGGGAAGATGGATCAGGATAAAATCAGGCGTCTACTCGACGTCGCCGATCAGCAGGACCAAATCAAGCTCAAGGTACTCCACAATGCCGTCATCAAGTGCATCAAGGACTATCAGGCTGAATCCACATCAGGACGCTTAAACGACTGGCAGAAAGCGGAGACCGCCCTGGAAGGCTGTGTCACCGAACTCTGGTCGAAACACTTTACCGATGAAGCCACCCTACAGAATGCTCTGGACGTTGTGGACTACCTCTCCGGGCAGGGATGGAAGGTCAAGAAATCCGCCGTTTATAAACACAGGAAGGAGGGCAAGATCCGCCCACAAGCGGATGGTACCTTCCGGATTGCCGACGTCGACCGTTACGCGGAAACCTATCTCAAACGCAAGGATGGCAGCGAGTCCGGCAAGCTTGACAAACTGCAGCAGGAAAAACTCGTTGCGGAGATCTCAAAGACGAAAGCCCAGGCGGAGCACTGGGTTAATAAGGCCAAGGCATCATCCGGATCTTACATCCCGAAGGACCAATATGAGCGGGATCTCGCTCGCCGTGCCGCAGTCTTTCGGTCCGACCTGGAAACCTTCGCCCGGGCGGATGCTGCCGATATGGTCAGTCTCGTGGCCGGTGATGCCGGAAAGATCCCGGAGCTGGTAACCTGGCTGCTCGGCCGATTCGACGGCTTCCTGGCCAACTATGCCGAGGAGAGGGAATTCAAAGTACCGTTACTGCCGGCGGAAAAAGAACGGGATCCCGATTCAGATGACGAGGATGAAGAAGATGAAGGATAGGCCGACCATCAATAATATTCATCTGTTGACAGGCGGGAAGTGGATCACACGGACATTTCTCCCTATTTTCGATAAACAGCTCATATGGGATGATGAGGCCGATTGCGGATCGTGTTGTCCGCTGGCCTGCCATGTCCATCCGCTGGTTCAAGATGAAGGAAATAAGAACGTATACCATAAGCTTTGCACACTGACCGCTCTCAAGGCGGGGCTCGTAACCAGGAAAGAAATCATCGAGGATGGGAGATAATAAAATCAAGGAGGACAGAAAAAATGGGCAATACTTTAACATGTGTTTATTGTGGAATGGCCTACCCGGAAGGAACTCCTCCGCACGGGCCGCAGATTTTGACCGATCATATCAAGGTCTGTGAAAAGCACCCCATGCGCAAAGCAGAAGAACGGATCGCAAAGCTTCGGTGTGCTTTGATTGGGCTGGTTGGGTCATCAGATCCAGTTGAACTGGGAAGCATGGAAGCAATGATCCGCACAGTTCCCGATTCGGTTGTCGAAAAAGCCGCGGCAATTAACGCTATTCGCGTTCTGATTGATACAACGGAGGGGATATGAAAACTTTAGGTCAGGCATTACCGGAGGAGCAAGCAAGAGTGCGTGAAATTTTAGGACATTATAAAGAGATCGGGTCGGCTGGTGCATTCGGTGCGCTGATGATTGAGAATTCGTTACAGACGGCCGATAAGGCAGTCATAAGCGGAGATCCCGTGGAAATGCTTCGAGCTTATGAGGATTTACAGACCATTAAGGAATAACATACATGCTTACCGCCGCTACCCATATCGTCGCTCGCCCGGCACCCCCTCCGCCACCCCCGGAGACGTTCTTCTTTACCCCTGGAGAGCGGCGTGTCTTCCGCCGGCGGGAGAATCTCTCTACGGCGCAATGGGCCGCACGGTACCGCGTCGTCACGAACGGTCCCATGCAGGGCCGCTGGCGGAATGAATCCGTCCCCTATGCCGTGGAGCCGATGGATACGCTCGATCTGCCGCATGTCCGCCGGGTGATCCTGATGTGGGCGCCGCAGACCGGAAAGACGCAGGTCGCCTTTAACTTCCTCGGACGCCGTATCGACCAGGAGCCGGGTTCCTGCATGTACGTCGGCCCGGATGAGAAGGTCACGAAAAGGATTGCGCGCAAGCGCATCATTCCGATGTTCCGCCGCACCCCGCGTCTGGCCGAACTCCTGGGCGATACCATTTCAGATACGACAACCCTCGCCGTCCAGTTTATCAACGGCGCCGATCTCATGCTGGCCTGGGCCACCTCGGCGGCGGAGATCTCCTCGGAGTCGATCGAGGTCCTCATCCGTGACGAGCTGGACAAATGGCCCGCCTACGCCGGACGTGAGGCCGACCCAATCTCACTGACCGACGTTCGGACCAACTCATACCCGTACACAAAAAAGATTCTGGATCTCTCCACCCCCGCCGACGAGAGCAAATACATCGGCAAGGAGGTCGAAAACGAGGCGGATGAAATCCGCCGTCACTTTGCTGTTTGTCCGATCTGCAAAGAACCCCAGATCATGCATTTTGGCCAGTTTGACTGGCCGAAGAATATCACCGAACCCCGCAAGATCGTCCGTGAACGCCTGGCCGATTACCAGTGCGAAGCCTGCGGGATGCATTGGGACGATCACCTGCGCGACCTGGCCGTTCGTAAGGGATACTGGAAGGCCGACAATCCCGTCGACCGTCCCCAGGTGGTCGCGTTCCATCTGCCGTCCTGGTACTCTCCGTCCGTATCGCTCTCCTCCGTCGTTGCCGCCTACCTCCGTGGCCTGGAGGATCCGGCGAAGCTGATGACCTTCATTACACAGCATAAGGCGGAGGTCTGGAAGGAATCGGTCACACCAAAAAAAGAAGATAAGATCCTGGAGCACCGAACTGATCTTCCCCCGTTGATCGTCCCGGCGGAAGCTGTTGCGCTGACTTCCGGAATCGACGTCCAGAAGTTCGGTTTCTGGTTTGTCGTTCGCGCCTGGGCGGAGGACCTCACATCATGGCTGATTCAATACGGCTTTCTCACCGATTGGGCCGGCATCGAGACGCTCCTCTTCAAAACCGCCTATCGCGTTCAGAATTCGGAGTCCACGATGGAGATCTGGCGCGCCGCAATGGATACCGGCGGTGGGCTCACCGACGACAACGTCTGGACCCGGACGGAAGAAATCTATCAGTGGCTCAGGGAAAACGGTCGCGGACGGGTATTCGGAACAAAAGGATCGTCCCGCCCCCAGCTTCAGCGGATCCGCCCGACGATCATCGACAAGCTCCCCCGCTCGAATCTGATCATCCCGGGCGGTCTGGAACTACGCCTGATCGATTCCGCCGCCTTCAAGGAGATAATTCACTGGCGCCTGGAGCGCGGAATGGAGCCCGTCAAAGATCCTAATGGCATCAAGATCGGAGAGCGCCCGCAGTCACAGCGCTTCTTCCTCCATGCGGATACAGGGCAGGATTATGCCTCTCAGCTCTTGGCCGAAGAACTCTGCAAAGACCGCCGGGGAAAGAAATACTGGAAACGCGTCCGTACGGCGAACCATCTTCTGGACGCCGAATGTGGCGCCGCAGCATGTGTGGACGGATCATGGTTGCCGTCATTGAAGATGCTTGCCAACTATTTAAAAATGCAAAAAGGGCAGGCGGCGAACACGCCCGCACCGAAGAAAAAGACGGAAGCGCAAAAAACGAAAACAGGGAGGTGGTAATGGAATCAACTGTTTTGTGCGGGATGAAGGCGATTTGTGGATTCTGCCGCTCAATCAGCTTGCCGTCGAGCGAGGCGACCGTCATTTCCCTGGTAACGCATGACGGATTTCCGGCCATAAAACGCGGCGGTATATGGATCAGCAATACCGAATCGATTGTCGATTGGACAAAGCTCCCGGTGGAAACGGAAGATCCTGCCGTTTCCACCACCAACCCCACCAAAAAGACCTTCATGGATGCCCCAAAAACACCATTTAAAAAACCTGTCAACCCTAAAAAACACCTAAAAAACACCCAAAATATCCCCAAAAAACACCCAAAAAACACCTAAGATTTCCGTTTTGCCAAAAATCCATACCGTATACTCCCCCAAAACGGGGGAGATATGGCCTGGACATTAACTGACCTGACAAATATCGAAACCGCGATCCGGTCCATCATCGCCGGGACGCGCATCGTGTCGTTCACAAAGGGCGACATCGCTACCCAATATACCGCGGCCGATCTGCCGGCCATGTATGACCTACGCGATAAAATCAATGCCGAGGTGGCGCTTTCCGCCGGCACCTTCAAGCCGCGTTCCTTTGCAAAGCAGGGAGGCCGCGGCATATGAAGACGCGCCTGGAAGATTTCATCGTCTCCATCGTCGATCGCCTTCAGGAGCTGGCCTCCCGCCGCTCCGTCAGAGCGCGCCACCGCTACCTGATCGGCCGCCGTAATTCCCAGCGCTCCGAAATGTATGCCGCGGCCAAAACCACCCGCCTGACCGGAGCCTGGTCGATCGCGAATCCGAATGTCAACGACATCATCGGTCTCTCCTCTCCTGCGGTCCGTTCGCGCGTCCGTCAGCTCATCCGGGATTTCCCATATTTCGCCCGGGCCGCGAATATCATGGTCGATTATTCGGTCGGTGCCGGCATCATGTTTCAGTCAAAAGTGAAAGGCCCAACTGGAAAGTTGGACAAAAGGCGCATCCGGCAGATCGAAGACGCCGTTTCCTGGTGGATGGACGAAGCAGATATCGCGGGGAAGCTCCACTTTCAGGAGATAAATCGCCTTACCAAGCGCCAGGACCTCGAATCCGGCGAGCTCGTCGTCGTCAAAGTTTACCCGCGGGACGGCAACCGCTATTTGCCTTACGCGCTTCAGGTCTACGAGTCGGAGTGGCTCACAGGCGCGCACGATACCTATGGCGCGGGCGGAATCGGCATGGCCGCAGCCCCCGGCGAGAAAGAGACCCGCCAGGGGATCGAATATGAAAAGCTCACCGGCCGCGTGATCGGATACTGGTTCATGGATCCCACCTATGGCGGCAAGGAAGTTTATGTTCCCGCCTCACAGGTGATCCACGGGTTCAACATGCTCAGACCCCAGCAGCTCCGGGGAATCTCTTCCTTCGCACCGGGCGTTCTGGTCGCCCATGACCTGGCTGATTACATGGACGCGGAGATGGATACCGCGAAGATGGCCGCGAAATACCTGGCATTCGTGAAAACTCCTGATCCGCTCAGCCGGCAGGGCATGCTTTCGACCAACGGGATCTCCGCCGCGGGCACGGTACAGAAGATCGAGGAGATGGAGAACGCGATCATCGAATACCTTCGCCCGGGCGAGGAGGTCTCCATTGCCTCCCACGATCGCCCCGGCGCCACCTTCGCCCCATTTGTCAGGCTCGTCCTGACGATGCTGTCGATTACGACGGGCGCCCCTTACGAATTGATCTCCGGCGATTACCAGGGCCTGAATTATTCTACGGCCAAGATCGTCCGGAATGATTTTTCCCAGCAGCTCCGCCCCATCACGGTCCGCCACATCCGCCAGTTCGCCCACCCGGCGATTTCCGGTGCGATCGATGCGGCGGTCTTATCGGGTAAGCTCACACTGCCGGGATATTGGCAAAACCCCCGCCGCTGGCATGAGTCGGAATGGCAGCCGCCGGGCATGGACGCGGTCGATCCACTGCGCGAAGCAAAAAGCCAGATCGAGGCGATCGGTTACGGACTGAAATCGCCCCAGGAGGTGGCCCGCGAGCGCGGCCGGGATCTCGAAGACATCTACAACGAAATCAAGTCCGCCAACGAGATGGCATCAGAAATGGGACTCGCCTTCACCGCCGGGAATACCTCGGAGAAGAATAATCCCGCCGCCATCATGGAAGAGGGATAAGTCATGCCGAGCACGAAAAATACCGTAACCCAGGGCGCACCGGCGATGAATTACCGCAGCGCTCCGCTCGCTGTCCGGGCAGACGTCCCAGCGACGCTGGACGAAAAGACGCGCTCCGTCGAGGTCATCCTGTCCACAGAAAACCCGACGCTCGTCTATGACTACGACCGCGGCCGGATCAACGAGGTCCTGCTGATGATTGGCGCGGAACTCCCCGAGTCGCGTCAGCTCGTAATGCTCGATACCCACAGCCGCTACGACACGGGCGACATCATCGGCTCGGTCCGTGAGATCAGGATAGAGGGCGATAAACTTGTCGGCCGTGCGCAGTACTCCACCGCCCTGGAGGCCGAAGGCCCGTGGATCAAGACGAAGGAAGGGCATCTGACGGACTACTCGATCGGCTACCGGGTGGACGAGGCCGTCTGGATTCCAGAAGGGCAGATCTCGACGATCGCAGGCCGGTCTTTCACCGGCCCCATGCAGGTGGCCACGAAATGGACTCCGCGCGAGCTCTCCGCTGTCCCGATCGGCGCCGATGCGTCCGCCAAGGCCCGCGCGGAAATGAACCCCCAGGCAAACCCAGTAAACCCCAACAAGGAGGAAATCAAAATGGACCCGAAATTAAGAAAATTCCTGGAAAGATGCGGCCTGCCCGTTACGGCGACCGATGAGGAGGCCATAGCCTTCATGGAGCGGGAGGAAGCGCCGCCCGTGAAGAAAGATCCTCCCCCCGATCTCGACAAGATCCGCGCCGAAGCCCAGGGCAAGGAACGCGACCGCATCCGCGAGATCGATGCGCTTTTGACACGGTATGAGTGCCAGGAGATGGCGCGCGACCTCATTGTCGGCGAATCCGGACAGGAGCCTCCGACGGTTGCCGAAGCCCAGCGCAAGATCCTGGATAAACTCCAGGCGAAATCGAAGGAGACGAACCCCGGCTTCTCCGGCATTCGCATGGGCGCGGACGAGAAAGATAAATTCCGCGCCGCGGCAAGCGACGCGCTTATTCTGCGGGCCGATATCAAAATCGACAACCCCTCCCCCGGGGCGCATGACCTGCGCGGTTATACATTGGTCGAAATGGCGCGCGAATGTCTCCGCGTTATGGGAATCAACCATCGCGGCAATACGAAGGAAATGGTCGGGCGGGCGCTTACCAGCTCTGATTTCCCGAATATCCTGGCCAACCTCGCCACAAAATCCATGCAGCAGGCATGGGAAGCGGTATCGGAAACCTGGAATAACTGGTGTGGTATTGGGTCTGTCTCCGATTTTAAAACCTATTACGACAACGCCCTCTCCGAGCATGATGATCTGGAGGAGGTGCCTGATTCTGGAGAGATCAAATACGGTGATTTCACCGAGAAACTCCCCGAGACCTACAAGGCGACCTCCTATGCAAAGAAGTTCCGGATCACCCGGGTGATGATCATAAACGATGATATGAACGCGCTCTCCTCGCTGCCTGCGAAGCGTTCGGAAGCTGCCGGCAGGAAGGTTGCTGATGTAGCCTATGCAGTGCTTATCGCTAACGGCAACATGGGCGATGGTCATGCGATCTTCGACGCGACCAACCACGCCAACGACGCCGTTTCCGGATATCGAGCCTCCCCGGGAATTGCAAACATCGCCGAGGGCATCCGGGCGATGGGCACACATAAGGATATTTCCGGAAAGCGCCGTCTAAATATTAGCCCCGTATTCTTTCTTGCGCCGAAAGCGCTTGAAGGATCGGCTGAGGTATTCTTCAAATCCGAGAAGTTCACCGACAATTCCACTGTGGCGACAGATTCCTCGTTCGCCTCGACCCGAACAAACCCATACAGTGCGACCTATTTTCAGCGTATCTATGAGCCTCGCCTGGACGACGCCGACACAGCCGCTTGGTATCTGCTGGCCGCTAAAGGCCGCACCGTGAAGGTTGTTTTCTTGAATGGAATTCAGGCCCCGCTGATGGAAATGCGGCAGCCTGGTTTCACGATCGAAGGATTTGAGTACCTCGTGTCGATTGATGCCGGTGCTTACGCCACGGATTACCGCGGCATGTATCGGAACGAGGGAGACTAATAATATGAGTGGTATATAGGTGCGTTAGGCTTCAGCCATAACACACCGGCTACCACCCTCAACACTTAATACCCAGCAGGAGGAAAATCATGGCTACAAACAAAGTACAGGATGGAAAAGTCCTTCGCCTGACCGTCGGCTCGACCGTCGATAGCGGCGATCCTGTCGTCGTCGGGAACGCCCTGCGCGGCGTGGCCTTGACGGATTACGCGGCAGCCGACGCCAAGGCGTCCATCGAAATGGGCAACGTTTACGATCTTTCCGTTACGGCCGCGGATGACGCGGGCAACAGCGCCGTGGCTGTGGGCGACAGGCTCTTTACCGACGGCACGACGATCACGAAAAAGAAGTCCGGCAAATTCTTCGGCGTTGCATTGGAGACCGTCGGCAGCGGCCTGACCGCGACGATCAACGTCTATGTGGGGTTGCCGTCGGGACCGGACCGGACGTCCCACACGATCTTCGCCGCCGGCATCTATGTGGTTGACGACAGCCCCCTTGCCGCGTCGGAATTCATTCCGGTCACCGGCATCCTCGCGACCGACGTCGTCCTCTGCACACTCTCCGTGAACGGCGGATCGCCGAAATTGAGCATCGTTTCGGCGGTCGCCGCGGAATCCCCCGCGGGGATCACCGTCACGGCTTCCGGCACATTTACCGCGGCCGACGCGATCAACTACTGCGTCCTGCGCGCGGCGCTGTAAAAAACGGCTTTGTAACCGGCCGCCGTCGGGTAATTTACCGGCGGCGCCACCCCCTGCACGGGAGGCGAGAGAATGTATAAGAATCACACCCTGAAAGCCCTGCTTAAAGTGCAGGCGGACGGCGCACAGGCCCTGGGGAACAAAGGCTTCGAATACCTGCCCCACCATCAGATCCAAGTGGAGGTCTCCGCACAGCCATCCGCGGGCACACTGGCCGTTGAATATAAGACTCCCGGCGCCAGCGAATACGTTACAGCCGCAGGTAGCCCGATCGACCTGACGGTCCTGAACAAGGCTGCTGCGTTCCGTCTGGACAACGTTTTTATTGAGTCCATCCGCTTTACGCCTACCGGCTTCGATGCGGATAAGACCTACAGCATAATTATGGCGAGCAACGAATGAAAGACGACCCTGTTCTCATCGTCCCAGCCCTGGAAGAAATCATACTCACCCCGGTGGAGGTGGCTGATGCCACGTTTACGCCGATCAGGGATGAACAGGGAGGAATGATCCTTGATGAGCAGGGCCTTATCATCTGCGAGGGCTGAAAAATGGTCAACGTCCTTTTGACAATCCTGGCGGCGCTCTTGAGCCTGGTTTCCGTCCTGCTGCTTTTGATCTTCACCCGGGACGCCAAATGGCACGAGGAGGTCCGCCAGGAGTTCATCGAAACCCGCAAAAACTTCCAAAAACAATTCGACTGCGTCAAAACCCTTCTCAACAGTAAGGTGGGACGCGAGGAGCTGGAGAAGTTCGCCGCGGATAACAGTGCGGCCCACGTCGACCTGTGGAAGCGGCTCTACGGCCACTACCACAACGCCGGCGGAGACGTATCCGTCCCGAAGGAGCGATCGTGATGAATTCCTTCGATGAAGCATTCGAACAGACACTCGGCCTCGAAGGGGGCTACAGCGACGATCCCGCGGATCGTGGCGGCCGGACGAAATACGGCATCACGGAGGCCACATTCCGCGAGGCCCTGTCACAGGGCGTTATTGCCGGTGTTGACAACATCCGGGATCTGACAGTGGCCCAGGCCAAGGCGATCTATAAGATCCGCTACTGGACGCCGCTGCGTCTGGATGAGGTCGGAGATCCCGCGATTGCCGCGGAGATCTTCGACACGGCGGTCAATTCAGGTCCGGGGCGTGCGGCGCTGATCGCCCAGCTCGCTCTCCGCTTCCTTGGCGAGGCCATTGTCGCGGATGGGGCGATGGGTCCCGCAACCATTGGGGCAATCAACAAGTGGTGCGCGAAAGATCCGCGGGCGTTTATGGTCTGTCTGAACGGATTCCAGTTCCTACACTATGTCGCCATCGTGGATGCCGGGCTCATTACCGAGATCACGCGCCGGGTTAAGTCCGACGCCTCCCAGGGTCGGTTCTCGCGTGGTTGGACAAAGCGAATTCAGGAATATCGAAATTTATGAAAACGGGCACGCTCCGGCGGAAAGATGCGAAAAAGAAGGAAAAGCGACGCCGCCGCAAGAAGGGGAAATGACATGGAATGGAAGGATCTAGGGAATATCGTGAGCACGGCCGCACCCGTCATCGGTACGGCGATCGGCGGTCCGGCCGGTACGATTGTCGGCGGAGCGGTTTCCGCCCTCCTCAAAGCCTTTGGCCTGACGGAAAACGCGACACCGGATGAGGTTAAAAAGGCGATCGAGCAGGATCCGGCAGCCGCACTCAAACTCACGATTGCGGAAAATGAATTCGCCGTCAAGCAGCGCGACCAGGAAATCGAGGCCCTTCGCGTGCAGCTCGCGGACGTACAATCCGCACGCGGCCGTCAGACGGAAGGAGAAAAGGCGACCGGCAAGAGGGACTTTAACCTCTACATTCTGGCCTGGACGATTGTCGTTGGGTTCTTCGTCCTGATCGTCTTCCTGCTTGAGGTCCCCGTCCCGGAGGATCAGAGCGGTGTTACCTTCATGCTCTTCGGCGCGCTCTCCACCGGGTTCGGGCAGGTTCTGCAGTATTTCTTCGGGTCGTCTAAATCGAGTTCCGACAAGACCCTGACGATCGCGCAACTGCGAAAAGGAAAGGACTCCTGATGGGCGCCCGTGCCGAGATCGCCGCTGCACTCCCCTCCGTCTTTGCCGAAAAAGGTGAGGAGGCGGTCTTTACACCTGCGGGTGGTCCGGTTATCGATCCCTGCCACATCTTCATCGAGTTCAACGTGGCGCTTCAGCCAGATGGCATGACGGCGCAGGCGTGGCAGCGGGCGACGGTGATCGAGGCGCTCCTATCCGAGATCGGCGCGGAGCCGAATAAAAGCGATACTTTTATCTATGACGAGACGACCTATACGGTCGCAAGAATCATCGAAAACGACGGCTTCACGGTCAAGGTGGCGGTGACTTAAAATGGCGGGTCCGGTTTTCCACATCAAGGCGAACGAAACCGACATGGCCAATATCCGGGCCATGCTCGCGGATATCAAGACGATTCCGGAGAAAGTCATCTCCCGGGGCCTAAATAAGACGTTGACCGGCGTCAAGACGGACGCCTCGACCGAGGTCCGCAAGGTGTTGAACGTGAAGAAGGCGGCAGTGGATGAGACCTTCAAGATCACGAAGGCCAGCGTGACGTCTCTCTCCTGTGCGATCAAAAGCACCGGAAAGCCGCTCGCGCTGATCGACTTCACGGGGACCCGCCAGACCAAGGTCGGCGTGTCGGTCCTGGTCAAGAAAGAAAAGGGCCGCAAAGTCATGCCCGGGGCGTTTATCGCGCAAATGAAAAGCGGACACAAGGGCGTTTACTGGCGCGACTGGCACGGCGACACCGCGCCGGCGAAGGGAAAGAAACGAACTATTCCCTATGCCAAGCTGCCAGCCATGTACCGCCTGCCGATCCGGGAGCTCTTCGGCCCGCGCGCCCCGGACATCCTGGAAAACGATCCGGTGATGGGCGCGGTCCTGAAAAAAGCGGACGAGCGCCTGCACAAAAACCTGCAACATGAGCTGGAGTACGAACTGAGCAAATTATGAACACGATCCGCGAACTCATCATTCTTGAATTCATCGCCCGGGCGGCCGTGATCCGTTCGACCGGATCTCCCCAGGCCTACGCGACGGACATCGGCGCCACGGTCTTCCGCGCGCGCATGTCGGTGGATCCAGGAGAATTGCCCTGCACGGTCGTCTTCCCGCAACCGGAGGAGTCGGAAAACAAGAACGGCCTGGCCTTGCACGCAATGGCGATCAAGATCGAAGGCATTGCGGCGTTCGGAGACGAATCATCCTCGATCGTCTCCGAACGGATGCTGGGCGACCTGATCAAGGCGTTCACCTCGCCTGCCTGGGATCGCCGGCGGCCGGTTGCGAGCCCCGCCTCGCCCGTGACCTACCTGGATCCCTACGCCGAATCGATTATCTATCAGGGCGGCGGAACCTACGAATATCCGGATGACGGCAAGCTGACCGTCGGCACGCTTGCAACCTTTATGATCACCTACTGGACCGCAATCGGAGATCCGTACAACCAATGAACGAGAACGGAAAACCCCTAAACCCCTTGATCGTCACGGGCGCAGCGCCAGATGTCCTAATCGATATCGCCCAGGTCCCCCGGGTGTGCTCTTATGATTTCATGGCGATCGGCATGGACGCCGTGGACAGGTACCGTTGGCCGATCCGATGGTGTGCCACGTATCACCCGGTGGAGATTCCGGAGATCCGCCGGCGCCGGGAGGCCATCGGCGGGAATGCCGATTTTAAAATCATCAGCCATGAGCGGCGCGACGACGTCGATATCTTCATCGCGGATTGGTGGCAGCCCTCCGGATCGTCCTCGCTCCTGGGCGTGCAGACGGCGATCCGCCTCGGATACACCCGGATCATCCTGGCCGGATGTCCGCTGATCGGAAAGAACGCCCAGAACGGCAGCTATGAGAATTTCCGCAAGGGCTGGGAGGCGCGTGCTTTCGACTTGGGCGATCGCGTCCGGTCGATGTCCGGCTGGACGTTAGACTTTCTCGGCGCGCCCACAGAAGAATGGCTTTTGAAAGGAAGCACACAATGATTGATTCCACCGCTAAAATTACCATCGGGACTGCCTGGTCCGGTGATCACGTTTATCACCTGGACGATGTCAAGCGTCTCCATGGCGCCGTTTGCCGTAATACGACGCTCCCGTTTGATTTTGTCCTCTTCGCCGGCCCGGAGGCGCAGAAACCCGGACGCCTGTCGGGCCTCGATCCGGGCATCCATGTCATCCCAAGCCCGTTCCCTTCCTGGTGGGTGGGCATGCCGTTCTCTATGCGTCACCCACCAGGCGTCAATACCGACGCGAAATTTGCGATCGGCCTTGATTGTGTCGTTACAGGAAACCTCGATGAGATCCTGACCTATCCCTCTGATTTCTGCGCGATGAAAGATTATCCGGCGCATGCCTGCCCAAAAGGCAGGGAACGAGACGCCAGCCTGGAGGTATGGCTCTCCCGCGGCGGAGCCGGCAGTGAAATATGGGATGAATGGGTTCGCCTGGGCTGTCCGCAGTGGGATATGTCCACGGCGGCTTCTCAGCGCGTATGGCCGATGTGTGGCCAGGGCTGGATCAACGGTCCGGATCGCCCGGTAGAATACGATCTTTTCCCGGAAAACTGGATTATCAGCTACAAACTTGGCGTCCGGAAGATCGGCCTGCCGCCGGGGTGCCGGATCGTCTCGTTCCATGGCCGACCGAAGCCGGCGGAGCTGGTCAATAGCATTCCCTGGATCAAGGAGCACTGGCGATGACAACGCGCGAAGCATTCGAGGAGGTCTGGGAGAAGGGCGATTACCGGCGCGGATCGACGGCCCAGCGGCTCGTCCCGTTTCTGAAACAGGTCATTCCCGCTCGGAGTACGATCAACGATTACGGCTCGGGTACGGGCCGGGCGGATTACCTCCTGTGGGCGTTGAACTACCAGGTTAACATGGTCGATTTTGCCGACAATGCCCTGGAGGATGCGGCGCGGTCGTTAATCGGGGCGGGTTTAACGTACACGGTCTCCCCCCTGGAAGCGCTCCCGGCGGATTTTCCGATCGCGGAATGGGGGATCTGCATCAACGTCCTGATGCTGGTCGATCCTTCGATGCTCCACGCGATCCTCTCCGAGATGCGTCGGACCTGCCGGAATCTGATCGTGGAAGTTTACGACCTACCTGACGTCCGCCTGGGCAGGAACTGGACGACGATCGCGGGCGATGCGGCCTTTTGGGCGGCGGAATTGGCGAAGCACTGGCCGAGCGTGGAATCGGTAAAGAGTCAGGAGCATCCGCGCCGGTACATAACGATTTGCAGATCATAACAAGGAGGATATCATCATGTCGACAGCAGAAAATGCAAAGATTCAGTACGAGAGCGGTCAGGACCTTGTGGCGTTTGTGGCCCTGACGGATCAGGGGGACCACAAGGATTTCCGAAGCGCGGATCCGCTGTGGAGCAATCGCGCAGGCTACCAGCCGGACGTCAAGCCGAACGGACTCGCAACCGGCGGCGCGGTCGGCGTTGCAGCGAGCGGTTCGAATAACATGGTCGATGTTGCAGCGTTGACGTGTTATCTGGCGGGCGTTCTGACGACGGTTGCAGCGGGTGCGGATACTGCGGTCACCAGGCCCACCGGCGGATCGCCGCTTAACACGCACAACAAATCGTCCATCACGATCACGTCCGCGGGCGCGATCGCCGTCGTCAAGGGGACCGACGGAACATCGCATTCGACCACACGCGGCGCCGCGGGCGGGCCTCCGTTGATTCCGTTGGATTCCATCGAGATCGCGCAGGTCTGGCTTTCCGCGGCCGCGGCCGGCGCGGTTGCGGCGACCGAAATCAAGCAGGTCGTCGGCACCCACTGCGAGCGGTACGATTACCCTACCTGGGAGGAAAAACGCTTCAACGTGTCCTCCGGCGTGATCGGCAACGCGGGCATCGTCTTTGCCTCGGCCCTCCCCCTGATCCACTCCGAGGCCTCCCCCGTTTCCGCGGCGCCTAAGGCGGTCTATGCGCAGTACTACGAGCCGGCATTCACGGACGTCCCGAAATCCGCCGATTTCGTTGCGCCGGAGAAGACCTACTCCACGTCGTCCACACAGATCTACGGCCAGACGATCGGGGCCTCGTCCAACAGTCTAAACCAGGGCTCGTTTACGGCATACCTGTCGGACGGGATCTCGGACGGACTGCTGTCCCTGAAGGGTGCGAACCTGTTCTTCAAGTTTTTCCAGAACAAGCTCAATTCGACGCCGTATCTCCTGTGCCAGGGCACGCTGGGCATTTCGCGCCAGTTCCCCGCCGCGGCGCAGATCACCGCCGCCTGCACGATCAGCGCGGAAGAGGCGGCCGTGGAAGTTACGGGCTAATAAGGAGTCCTCATGTCTTTCGACGCAAAGAAGTTTTTGAAGACGAAGTGGCAGCCCCGGACGGAAGATTACCCTGTCCCGGATCTTGCGGCGTTCTTCCCGGAAGGGACTCCGGCCGTCTGGTTGGTCCGTGGCCTGACCGGGCAGGAGTTGGGCCGTGCGGCGGAGGCGGCGGACCGGAATAAGTCCGTCGCCGCGATTCTCGAGGGGCTCGTGTCCGCGGATATGAAAGAAAAGGCGGAGTCCGTCAGAAATCTACTCGGGATCGGTGGGGACGCCCCCGCCGATATTGCCAAGCGCATCGAACACCTTACCCTGGGCAGCGTCGATCCGCCCTGCACGCAGGAACTGGCCGTGCGCCTCTGCGAGGTCTTCCCGATTGAGTTCTATCAGTTGACGAACAAGATCATGGAACTCTCCGGAAAGGGCCAAATGCCGGGAAAACCGCAGCCCTCTGGCGCGACGGCGGCGTCCGGGCCAGCCTCGCACTCTGCTACGCCAGGGGGCGATTCCTCTACGAATGCCGGCCTGACATCTTTCCCGACGGATACCTTACGCCCGGCGAGATAGAACTGTGGGAGCGCTACTATGCGACCCTGAAAACGAAGTAAGCCTCGAAAGCGGGTTCACATCATGGCCGACCTGACCAAGACCGTCGAGATCATTTTCGGCGGAAAAAATGAGATCTCCGGCATTGTCGGTGACATCGGAAAGAAATTCGATTCCTTGGACGACGTCGCCGGCAAGATCGCCGAACCGCTCGCCAAAGCCGCGGACTCGATCCTGAAGATCGATGCCGCGCTCGCTGCGCTCGCGATCGGTGGGCTCGCGCTGGCAATCAAGGCGGCGGGAGACTTCAACGGTAAATTCGGCGAGATCACCACGTTGATATCCGACACCGGCGCGCCGATCGACAAATTCAAGGGCGACATCAAGACCTATGCCGTCGATAGCGTAAAGTCGATCGACGACATCAACCAGGCCATTTACACCTCAATCTCCGCCGGCGTTGATTATAAGGAATCCATCAAGTTCGTCAATGAGGCCGAAAAGCTCTCCGTCGCGGGCCGCTCCGCACTGGGCGACACGACAAAGGTTCTGGTCAGCGTTCTGAATGCCTATGGTCAAGGCACCGATCAGGCGACGAAATACTCCGACATCATGTTCACGACCGTAAAATTGGGGCTGACGACCATGACGGAACTGTCGTCTACCCTGGCGCAGGTCACGGGCCTCGCGGCTAACGCGGGGATACCGTTCGAAACCCTTTCCGCGGCGATCGCGGCCCTGACGACCACCGGCATGCCGACCGCGCAGGCGATTACCTCGATCAAGGCGGCCATCCAGAACATCATCAAGCCGACGGGCGAAGCCGAAAAGATGGCGGAATCCCTGGGGCTCCAATTCAATGCGGCCGCCCTGAAGACGAAGGGCTTCGAGGGTGTCCTTTGGGATGCATGGCGGGCGACCGGCGGAAGCACCGAAAAAATGGCCGAACTGTTCGGTTCCGTCGAGGCCCTGAACGCCGTCCTGGTCCTCTCTGCCGATAAAACCGGAAAATTCAAATCATCCCTGGAAGATATCGGTAAAGCCGCCGGCGCGACGCAGGCAGCCTACGACAAGGTCGCGAACGAATTCGGCAACATCAACCAGCGACTGGAGAATTCCTTTAAGATCACGCTGGGTGAGATCGGCGAAAAGGTGATGCCCGAGTACGGCAAGGTCGCTGGCGCCCTCTCCGACCTGATGAAGGGCATAAAGGTCGGCGTCGATTCCGGGGCATTCGATCCACTGTTCGACTATCTTAAAACTGTCGGTGTAAATTTGAGTCAGTGGTTTGCGGGCGTGGCCAAAGCGTTCCCGGAGGCCCTGACGAAACTCGACTTCAGCAAACTGATTTCCGCTTTCGGTAGCTTGGGAGATGCGATCGGAGAATACTTCGGCGAGATGGACCTGACGAAGGCCGACGACCTGGCCGCCGCACTGCAGACGCTGATCGACATGGTCACCGGCGTGGTCAATATCACTTCCGGCATGGCCGAATCCTTCCGGCCCTTTGCGATCGCCATCAAGGATTTTCTTGTCTCCCTGGCAAGCGGCGATGAAGAGACACAAAAAGCAATCGGTCAGATCCTGGCCCTGGCAAAAGTCGTGGAAATGGCGGGCCTGGCCTTCGTCGGCGTGATCCTCACGATCGACCAGTATAAGGTCAGTATCGTGGGCATGTTTAACGTGGTCACGGGTGGCGCGCAATTGATGTGGAACGGGTTGCAGATCGTAGGCGACGCCATTCAGGGCTTGTTTGTGATCCTGGAGGGATCTGTTCTGACTTTCGCTAAAGTCGCGACCCTTGGGTTGGCGACGCTGATCCCCGGATTCAACGATCTCGTCGCGGTCGTGAATGAATCCGGAGTGAAGGTATCGAAAAGCATTGACCAGAACGGCTTGGATGCGGCCCGGGGACTCGACAAGATGGCCGAGGGCTTCAAGCAGCTCGCGGCCGGGGCTGATAACGCGACGGCGTCCGTCAAGGATATCCCCGGGCAAAGGACAACAAAGGTCGATCTCGACATTTCCAACATGATTACGGATGCGGGCAAGGCCGCAATCGAGTTGACGAAGATCCCGAAGGATGTGTCAATCGGCGCGAAGGCGGACGTCGCCCAGTTCGAATATGTCCGCAAATACGTGACGGACACGCTTCCCGACGGGACGACGACCATTCATGAAGTGGTCATGAATGAAGCGTCGCTGACGAAGGCCAAGGATAATATAAAAGGCGTGCTCCCCGACACGAAAGTGACGGACGTGCAGCTTAAGATCGACAACCTGAAGGCGCAACTGGCGGTGGCGAAAAAGGCCGTCGACGAGGCGTTGCCCGGTCATCAGCGGACCGAAGCGCAACTGGTCGTCAAGCACTTGAATGAGCAGTTGAATTCCGCGAACAAGGAGTTGAAGGCGGTCTTTCCAGAGGTTAAAAAGATCGGTGTGGAGCTGGAGACGGCCAAACTCAAGGAGCAGTCCGCTATCATCCAGAAGTCGATCGAATGGACCGCGAAGGTTGACATCACGAAGCTCCAGGAAGGCACGAAGATCATTGAGGCGACCTTCAAGAGCATCAATACGGGCATCGAAAGCAGCGGCGATCTGATGTCCAAGATGTTCGACGCGCTCGTCAAGGGCGATTATAACGACAAGCGGCTGATCACCGAACAGATCGAGGCGGAGGCGAAGCGCCGGGCCGCGCTCTTCGAGCAGCAAAAGATCATCATCGAGCAGCAGATCAAGCTGATGCAGATGCGCATCGAGGCGCTCGCGCGGGGCGACAACAAGATCCAGGTCCAGGCGGACGGCCTGAAACCCCACCTGGAGATGATCCTCTGGGAGGTCCTGGCGGCCTGCCAGGTCCGGGCGAACGAATCGGCGGCGGAATTCCTCCTGGGGGTGGGATAGATGAGCGAGCTCAATAACTTCAAGATCGGCCTGGCCTCTTATGCCTACGATGTCGACGGCGCGGTGATGATCGCCCCGCTTCCGGGCGATACGGACGTCCGTCAATCCGAACGCCGGGTGACCCGGACGAAAACGCTTGACGGCGGATGCATCATCACCGACGGCGGCGTAGCGGCAGGAGACAGGACCTTCACAATCGTTTCGCAATCCAACAAGACCCTCTGGGATCTCATCCGGAGCATGCACGAGGATGCGCAGTGGGTGACCGTATCGACGGACGAGGCCTGCTATCTGGCAAAGATCGAGCGGATCCAGGAGCAGGACGGAAAAATCAATCTAAGCATCCTCATTAAAGAGGATCTGACGGTGTAAAGGAGGAATGCCATGGCAATCGTAACCACGCTTTCAAATCATTGGTTGTACCAATTGGGGAAAAAACTTGTCGATGTCAGTGCCGACACATTCAAAATCATCCTGATGAACGATACGTTTGCGTTCGATGAGGACGCACACGCCACACTTGCGGACGTGATCGCATCTCCATCCGCCGAACTGGACACGGGCTACGGCTACACACAACAAAATAAAGAACTTTCCGGAGGATCCTGGGCGGAAAACGACACCAGCGACAAAGGAATTCGCACATTTGACAATGTCACATGGACGGCGTCCGGAGGTCCGATAGGTCCTACAGGGAGCGCGGTCGTTTATGATGATACGACCGCTGATCACACAGTGGTCGGCTGTATCGACTTTGGCACGGATTATACGATTCCGGATCTATCCAGCTTTCAGATACAGTCCATCGTCATATCGATTGGGCATCCGGCATAGGCGATCTTCCATATCAGCGGGGTAGCAAGTAGAGGGATAGCAAATGGCAAAAGAGCTTTATGAAGTGCCATTATATGCTGATGCCAATCTCCAGGGTTATTGGAGATTTGAGGGGAATGCCGAAGATTCCTCGTCTCACGGGATAGACGGCACAGCTACATCTATTACATATCCATCCGGTAAATTTGGTTATGGGGCGGCCTTTGATGGAGACGACAGTGTTATCAATCTTGGGGCCAATCGTTTCGATTTCTCCACAGGAACGATCATGTTTTGGTTATGTGACAAAGGGGCCAGCGGCGGATCGGTCACGAGGGATATTATGGGCAGATCTCCCCAGGCAGATGTATGGCCGGATTTTGGAATAGCATTCGTAGGTGGAGAACTTAAAATATCCAACAATAAAACCGTATGCTCATATGCCTCTCTCACGAACGGGGATCATCTCGCGTTCGTGTTTGATGAGTCTACCGCCGACGTGTATAAAAACGGGGCCTGGATGGTGCAGGTGACCGGAGTCAATGCAATCAATAACGGCACATTATCTAATTTATGGGGCTTCGGAGACGCCGGTTGTCGCGCATATTACAACTTTGATGGTGTACTGGATGACGTATGTATATTTGATCGCAAATTGACGGCGACGGAAATATCAAATTATTATACAGGCCTTGCTCCAATTATCGCGCAGGCATTTGCGGCCCAGGCGGTGTTGTCGGGTACTCCCGGTCAATATTTGTCGGCTCCAGAATTTAAATCCGAATGTGATTTATCGATTAACGATACTTTTATTGGTATTTTTGCCGTGGCTGATCCATTGGCAGCCGAGCCGGAATTATCCGCGACTTTAGACATATCCTTGCATGCTGACGGATTATGTAATGTAGGTGGGTTGGCCGTTGCATTAGTAACCCATGCAATACAGGCAGCGCCGATTACAGGAACGGGGATCTTGTCTGTTTCCGAGATATATTTGGGCTCATATTTATCAGCACCCCCGCTTGAAGCATTGCCTTCACTCATGGGTAATCTCTGCATTGATCTTTATCCCACGGAATTGACAGCGCTGGTAGACCTGACCGGCAGACTGGCGATAGATTACAGAATTGCAACGAATGAGCTCGTTGCTAACGGTGCCATCGCGACTGCCGGGATTGCCCATTTTCGAGACAATGATGGCCCGATAACCTATGAGTGTATCCTGAGCGGATCCGGCGGAGATCTCCTGATTCCGATGTCATCATTTCAGGGACGTTTCCGCTCCGGAGATCCGTCCTATCTTTCCGTTGTCACCCCTGGCTTAGATCTGGCAACGGATATCAACGCACGGTCGACCGGAGACCTGACCGTCTATATCATCAAGACGATGGGGGCAAATGTCATCAAAGAGGCCATCTGCACGGTGGATCTGGAGGACATCGTCATTGACGAGGGGGCGACAAGCAAATCCATTACCCTGACGGGTCACCGTACCCACACGCAGGCCGCAAAGACGGTAACCATTGCGGATGTGATCTACGCGAACACGAAAAACGGCCTGAGCCGCTACCGCTGCAAGCCGGATCTGTATCTCCGGCCGGGGGACACGGTGGCCGTGGATGGGAACATGATCGCGGCGGATCTGATATCCTGGTCGGTCGGCGTCGGGTCGGAAACGATGGAAGTATCGGAAGAGGGGGCGTAAACCGTGGGCAAGGGCACGATCATCAGCGGCGGAGCGGACGGCCTCTATCAGGTTAAGCTCGTCCTAGCCCGAGACCGGATCACGGCAACGATCGCTAAGATTACGGCGTCGATCGCCCAACTCGCCATCCTGATCGCTGCGGCGGATGCGGAACTCGCGACGATGCTGGCGGAGATCAACACGTTGAAGGCGGCGCTTACGGCGCTCCTCTCAGCCTCCCCCCGCGATAACCAGGCGATCGAGTCGGCCCTGAAAACTCTGGAAGAAAAAAGCGCGAGTTACCTATCCAAGCAGGGTCAACGAGCCGTGCTCGCGCTCCACAAGACAGCCTGCGAAAAGCGGATCGACTACCTGAACGCGCAGATGCCCACAGACCCGGTCGTCTCCGCATGGTGCGGCGACCTTACGGAAAACCTGACGGGCGACGTCAGCACGATCGAAGTCCCGGGCGAGCGCGGCGATGTCTACATTTACCCGGGCTATGATGGCAAGGCCGTTTACGTGGCCGCGGAAGACGGCCAGTTGCAGCCGTCGCTCGCCTCGACGCCGGAGGCCGTGTTTTATAATCTGGCCTTATTGCCGGGTTGGCAGAAATGGAAGCCGATTTACCGGACCGGCACGATTGACGCAATCGCCGGCGACGTGTGCGATGTCGCTCTGGATGCCGCTATATCTACCGCGCAGGGCCTCAATGTCAACCAGACGTCAACGATCTCATCCGTGCCGATCGTATACATGGACTGCAACGGCGCCGCCTTCGCCGCGGGCGACAGCGTCATCATTGAATTCGAAGACCAGGACTGGACAAAGCCCCATGTGATCGGGTTTACGGATAACCCGAAGCCATGCGGCGAGTATGCGCTGGTAACGTTGACGGCAGCGCAGGTTGAATATCAAACGCCAGGCAGTCCTGTCCCGACGACCGTGACCCGCATCAGGGAAATCTTGTGGGACATCCAGGCCGGCACGATGGCCGTGATTCCCGGCGTCACGTTCCCGGCGGACCCCACAACCGATGCCGCATGGCAGACATGGAAGCTGACAATGGAGACGGTTGGCGTTGAGATGTTCAACAAGACCGTTCGGGGAACGGCCTACAACGGCAGGAGCCAATATCCGATGACGGATGGCGTGTCTCCCGTCGCCACATTGCCCGAGCTCGATATCCCCGGCGAACGCGATTATTTCTCATCGTCATGGGCTGGGGATACGTTCAGCTATACGAAAGAGATCGCCTGCGCGAAGCCGCTATGGTCATGGGGATCGGCGCTTTATATCGCCCCGATGTCGTCTCAATTGCTGGAGAGCCTGATTCCTTCGGCCCCGGTCCGATATTCGGCGCTTAGAACGAAGGCGGTAAACACATGGCTGCTGCAGGGCGATGTGACGCAGGCGGTTGGACGCGGGACGTTTTACGTTTACAGCCCATACGGGCTATTGACATCCTATCAGGAGGCTTACGATTATCCCGGCGGAACATTTACGGGCGTCTGGCATATGTCCCGCAATCCGCAGTATGTGGCCCCCATCAATCATGACGCATTGTTGGAACGGCTCTATGTCGATTACGCATTGAGCGCGAAGATGTCAAGCCGCTCGATGGTCAACATCTTCTTCCATCAGCACAGGACCGTTACATTTGCCGCTCCGACATTGAATTATAGCAGGGCATATTATCCCATGGACATTCTAGATGTTGTCGGGATCACGCCCTCCGTATATGGCCCCCGGACAATTTCGATCCACGCCCAGGCGGTCTCTGGGGCCGTCACCGGCCTCGATTTTGTTACTGCGGGAAGAACAACCGCGTTTGAAACGGCGTTAAACAACGCCATGATTTCGATTTATGATGGCCTGGACCCTCTTGACAGCCAGAACATATGGCAGACGTCGGTCGAGGCAAATATTATTAAACGATAATGATTAAGGAGGACTTATTATGTCTCGTATCTCGAAATACCCGGCAGTGACGACCCCCGGGGATGCCGACTATCTGGTCGTCGTCCAGGGCGGCGTGACGAAGAAAGTGGCGCTCTCGACACTAAAGGCCTCGATGTTCGCACCATACTGCAAGCACAACTTGTCGGGGACGACGGTCCCCGGCGTTGGGGATGATTCCGCCGATGGATACAGTATCGGATCCCTTTGGATACATGTCACCGGATCTCCAAAAGAAGCCTATCAATGCATGGATGCCACGGCAGGCGCGGCGATCTGGATCAACACGACCCTCGACATCTCCGAACTCGGCTCTGGCGCCATTCGGTCGATCGAAGCGGCCGCCGCAGAAAACGACATGCTGTTCGGCGGTGCGTCGCCCTTCGGATGGATAAAAAAGACACTTTCCCAGGCGAAGACGCTCCTCGGCCTGGGCGGCAGCGTTCCGGCGCCCGTCGCTGAATCGGACTTCATCATCGCGACCGGATCACCCCTCGACTGGGCAAAGAAGACTCTGGCGGAAGTGT